CCATACGTAACTAATACCTACGGTGGTGGAGTCTCTTGTCAAGGTACGACTCTTAATATGACACCATACCTACAGTTTGCCGACAGTAGGAAGGATCCTTGGGAAGATTTTTATAATGAACCTCAATATAATCTAACTGATGTAGAGGGTAAGACTATTAAGCAAACAGTTAGTGTAAAGAACTACCCTTGGGAATCTTGGTATGATGATCGTACTAAAGCAGATGGCACCAGATGGTTTGAAGATGGTGACCCAATAGATATAGAAATAGACGTAGATACTGCTGATGGTGTCCCTGATATTCTTGGGGGCGGTGGTACTATGACACCTACTTGGTATAAACCAGTGCGTACTGATATGAGAGCGAACCAGTCCTTTAATGCTGGTCTCTCTGCTACTCTGTCTATACCATTGAATAGAGGTATGCAGAAGAAATGTAGAGAAGCAGCAGTAGCACAGATAGCAGCAGTCAATCAAGCCACTGCTAATAAAAGATTAGACTTTGAAATCGCACGTCTTAAAAATTGTGGTGAACTCAAGAAGGCTGGTATATTTTTCCATCCAGCATCACCATACCACGCAGTATGTGCTGATGTAGTTGTTACTGCACCTGGTGGAACGATAATGCCACACGAACATCAGATACCTCAACCACAGTGGCAACAACCTACTTCCCCTTCAACTGACGGGCAGCCTTCAGGGCAGCATTCGCCTCCTTCTGCTTCAGAATCCTCTCTCGAAGAGACAACACAGGAGGTTTCTTCCCTAGGACTTTCTCTTTCACCTTCGCAATCACCTTCTTCACAACAGGTTTCACAACCTTCAGGAGCAGATCTGCTAGGGGTTTGGCAAGTAGGGCACTCGTGGTCGCAACAGCCGCAATCCCCGCAGTAGTAGTTACAACACTAACAGCAGGTAAATAGGCATCAACCACTGGAATATCTTCCCATATGGTTTCGCAGATTTTACCATCAGGTGTAAGCTTATATTCTTTAACTCGTTCCTTACCACTCTGTGAGAGGTCTCCTATGCGTCTTGCATTAATAGGAGGACATTCTACTTCTTCATCACCAGTTGGAGGTGTTGGAGGAGGATCTGGAGTGTCTAGATTAGGTGCTGGTGGTTCTCCAGCATCAACACCACTTGGTTCCTCATCATTATTTGGTGTCACCGTAGTCCAAGTTAGATCACGGTAATCATAGTTGGGTGCATAGTAATATGGTTGACCTCCATCACACAAAGTGGTATTACCTTTAGGGTCATCATTTACTAAGTTCTTATTATCGTTACCTTTAGTATTTTCTTTATGTACCTTAACGCAACCAGGAATATTAACAATTGGTGATCCTATGATCTGCGTTACTGGTACTGTTATATTTGTTGCAGAGGGTGGATTGATCATCCACGTCCTTGCAGGTTGAATGTTCCTAAGATTTTGATTATTGATCTTAGGAATGTTATTTGTGTTGTTGTCTATTGGCTGTACAAACTTAATACCAGCACCGTTCAACTGAACGTAGGGTATTACTCCACCGCCAGTTACGATGCCAGGAACGTCCTGTATCGGATCCATTACTCAGCAGGTTCCTGTGGTGCTGGAGGTGCTGGAGGTGCCCACTCAGGTGCTAATACTGTTACATCAGCACAAACAGAGTACGTAGGAGAATTTTCACTGATTCTAATTCCGCTTCTGATGATCTGACCACAGTGCTTTACTCTAGCAATATCGTGGTCTAATTTTTTATTGGCAACCACCTGATCCTTGAATGCCTTAGATGATCCACCTTTTGAAAATGTTTCGGTGACACTGCCTAGAAAACATAATCCCCAGGCTGCTGCACCAACGATAGCAAGAACATTAACAGTTGTTTGATTTAGATACTTTTTCATTTCACTTCAGTTACATATAATATATAGTTACTTAACTGTGAGGGGTGGAGTCGAACCACCAAGTCCCGCCAGGAACAGTAGCTAAACAGGCTACCACGTTTACCAGTTTCGTCACCTCACATTGAAGGCACTATGATAGTGCTTTCATTAGGCGTTGGATACCAATGCCCCCTCCAGAACGAGGGAAGAAATCAAAGGAAAGGAATTCTTCAAGTTCCTTTTCTACTCTTTCCTCACCAAACAAATCAATGATGAGTTGAGCATACTGTCCATCAGAGATGGTATAGAATGTCTTTCTCATCTGTTCCTTGTCGGTACTCCTTTCAGCACTACCAATGGTTTCCATACCACCTAGGATCACATCAATCTTTTTACTAGTGCCATCATCATTCCTTGCCATATTCCAGAATGGTGATGTCCACTCAGGAAAGTCAGTAATCATACCAGTGCCAATATTCTCTTCATCATCGTGATCTAATTCTTTGTGACCATATGCTTCTGCCCAACTCTCATATTTTTTAATCTGATAATCAGGAAGATCGATTCCTAAGTACTTACATAAATCTTGCTCCATATCTTGAAGGTCTTCTACACCTCCCTTCATTTCAAATTCAAACATAGGGAAGATGGTTTCGTGTCTTCCTTCAACAGGGTTAGGTTCTGCCCTGTATGATGTGGAGACACAGAAAAACCCTTCTGCTGAAGGGTTGTTTAATAATTCATATTCCAACCACATCTGACCTGTCTGTGGTAGTGGCCAGATATTATTGTTATAACAATAGGTTGCTACTGTTTCTGGATCTTCACAAGCAGCAAGTATACTCAGTCTATTCTGTGTGTGCACTTCATAAAAACCTTTGGCCAAAAAAAAGGAGCGTAAACGCCCCACGGTCTCGGTATATTTTTTTGGATCGATCAAAGTTGTCATTATTTTGAGTCAAACTACGCTATTTAGTAGGTGGGATGTCCTTTTTATAGTCTTTGTTAGGAACTGCAATCCCTTTGACTGGACCAGATGATTTTGGCCAAGCATTAACTAGTTGTAGATATACTTCCTCCCTTACTACTTGTCGAATTTTTTCGATCTGAGCAGATTCTCGCTTCTGAGGGCCACCAGTGTTCTGATCGATGACGTGATTGCCACCGACAAAAGCACCTGTGCTTAATACAGCAACTGCTGTACCCGTAGAAGCGATCTTCTGTACATCCATTAGAAAGGAGATCCTGGAATAGGAAGACCCATTGAGGCACCACCAGCAGCAGCATTTTCACCTGCGAAAGATCCTGGAATAGGATCAGATCCACCAGTTAATGCTCCTCCAAATCCACCAACGCCAGGAATACCAGGCATTACAGATTCTATGACTTTACCTTTAATGTCTTCGATGATCGCATCCTTATTGATAGCCAGATAAAGGCCACTACCCACAACGGTGAGAGATACAATACCAGACCCAATAGCGATTCCATTTACAATTTTCTGAAACATAATAATTCAAAAGCTACTATTATTTAGCTTACAACGTGTAAGGTTTTTCATCTTTCTTGCTAGGATCAACAGCAATGATCTTTAATGGTGCTTGTTCGATTCTTAAAGTTTGAACAGGTCCACCAGAACCACCAACACCTCCAGGTCCACCATTAGCACCATTTCCATTCATCTTCATAGTGCCATCTCCTTTCTTAGAAGCTGTCTGAATTCCGAAGCTAGCTAAAACTCCAGTAAAAACTGAAGCTATAAAAGTTGGATCAATTTTTTGTTGCGGAACTCCAGGAATAGCGACGTAATTTAAAGTCAATATACCCCCAGACCACACTAGTACACCCAATCTGACGAAAGTGGAAATGATCGCCGCTTGTTCGTCTTCATCAGGTAGTATCTTGTCTTTTAGTTTCTGAAGTGGCCCTTTTTGAGGCTTCTTTTCGTCTTTTAATTGTTCATCAGACATCGGTAGTTTCCTCTACTTTTTTTAACATTTTTGCTAGTTCAGCAGTGCTACCAACAAACATAGTGTTGTTGACAGTTGATGGACCTTTTAATGGTCCTTCTTCTTTAACTTCTTTAGTTTCTTTTTGTAACTTCATCAACTTGTCAGTTGTATCCGCTACGTTTTTAATCATCAAAGCAGCAACTTCATATGCTCTCGGATGATCCGATGAAGCTGCGACATCAAGAATACCATTAAGTGCTTCTTGACCTTTATCAATCAAATTATATAGTTGACCACGTGTGTATTCGTAGTCCTGTGTGACATCTTCTTTGACTTCACGAACAGGTTTGCTTGCAACAACCTCTGCACTCTCCTCAGGAAGGTTTAGAATGTCTTGCATATTATCATCTAGTTTGCTCATAGCATTTCAAATCCTTCGTTGAACCCGAAGTTGTCATCTGGTTGTACTAGTACATCATCTAATGCATTGATTTCACCATCAGCATTCTTATCTTCCAGTGCCTTAGGAGTATAAGTGAGTCTAGTATCTTTACGTCTGCTTGTCTCTCCAATATTTCCAATCTCCATAATAGACTTCTTAATGACCCCGATATTAGTAACAGGACCGTATAGGTAAGTCTTTACAGTAAACTGTAAACG